GTTAGTGTAGATACTGGAGAAACCAAATGGCTACTTATGTAAACAACCTCCGGCTCAAAGAAATCACCACTGGTGATGAGGACGGTACTTGGGGCACCAGTACTAACACTAACCTTGAGCTGATTACAGACGGTTTTAGTTACGGCACGAAGGAAATGGCGGCAGACGCTAACGAAACCTTTACTATGCCTGACGCTACTGCGGACGACACTCGCTCGTTCTACTTAAAGATTACTTCGGCTGTGTCTTTGACAGCGACTCGTGAAGTCACCCTTGGTCCAAACACCGTATCTAAAGTATGGATGATCGAGAACGCTACTTCCGGCAGCCAGATCATTACGATCAAGCAAGGCTCAGGCGCTACGGTCAACGTGGCCAACGGCTCTAAAGTAATGATCGTCACAGACGGTGCGGGCGCAGGCGCTGCGGTATTTAACGCTAACCCCACTGAAGCAGGTGCCGGTACGGTAACAAGCGTAGGCGGCACTGGCACAGTTAACGGCATTACTCTGACAGGCACAGTGACAAGCTCTGGTAACCTCACACTTGGCGGTACACTGGCTAACGTCGATTTGACCTCTCAGATTACAGGCACACTGCCCATCGCTAACGGCGGTACAAACCTAACTACTTTAGGCACAGCCGGTCAGGCACTCGTAGTAAACAGCGGTGGCACCGCATTGGAATATGGCAGCGCGGGCATATCCGCCGGACTAAGCATCGCTCTTGCGATGGTCATGGGATTCTAGGAGAAGGTAAATGGCTAACCCCAATATAGTAAGCGTAACAAGCATTTTAGGAAACACCACGTTCCTGACCCCCTCTGACACTAGCGCGAACGTGCTTCTGTCTAATGCGGCGTCTTCTGGTAACGTACTTAAGATTAACCAAATCGTAGCGGCTAACGTCAACGGCACAAGCGCCGTGGACACCACTGTGGCGGTAAACAACGCGGCGGCGGGTGCGGGTACTTCTTTCCCTATCGTCTCTACGGTGTCAGTCCCTGCGGATGCGTCTATTATCGTAACGGACAAGACCACGGCGATTTACCTAATGGAAGATCAATCCATCGTAGTCACTAGCGGCACGGCAAGCGGCATCAGCTACACTATTAGCTACGAAGCAATCTCTAGCTCGTAAGGAGTAGGGTATGTCTAATAGATGGCAAGGCGGATTTATCCAAGCCTACTTTGATCCGTTGACCGTGGGGGCTGCGTCGCCTTTTGGGCCTTTGTATTCGTGGGGTGACAACGCGCAGGGCCAACTAGGCCAAAACACGCCCATAACGACGGCAACGTCTTCCCCTGTTCAAGTAGGTGCGCTTACAAACTGGCTTGAGGTAGCGGGAGGAGATTACTCTTCTGCCGGGATTACAACTAGCGGCGCCTTATATATGTGGGGAAAAAATACTTGGGGCACTCTAGCACAAAATAATGAAATCTCTTATTCCTCTCCTGTTCAAGTAGGCGCTTTAACTAATTGGTCTAAAGTAGAAATAGGCTCAGATACCACAGTCGCTTTAAAAACAGACGGTACCTTATGGGGTTGGGGAGACAATTCTTTAGGGTCTTTAGGGCAAAACAATACAATAAGTAGAAGTTCGCCTATTCAGATAGGCTCGGACACTGATTGGGCACAAATAGCTTGCCAAATATCCTCCGGTGGGGTAATGGCGATTAAAACTAGCGGAGCGCTTTGGGCGATTGGAGGTAGAGGAGACGGCACAGGTATAAACACGGGACTTTATCGTTCTTCTCCTGTTCAAGTAGGTGCTTTAACTAATTGGGCCTTTGTATCTGGTGGGTGGTTTGGCGCTACTGCTATTAAGACAGACGGTACTTTATGGACTTGGGGTTCGGGTTCTAACGGCCTTAACGGCCAAGACAACATTATAAACTACTCTTCTCCTGTACAAATCGGTGCACTTACAAATTGGAGCACCACCGACAGAGGTAGAACACAAGCCGGAGCCATAAACACCGCCGGAGAACTCTATATGTGGGGGGACAACTCGCAGGGGCAATTAGGGTTAAACCTACCTATAACTTCGGATAGATCATCACCCGTTCAAGTAGGAACCTTAACCGACTGGAGTAAGTTTTCAACTAAAGGCTCTGCAGTTATAGCTATAAAAACCGACGGCACTCTGTGGTCTTGGGGGGATGGCGCTAATGGCCAACTAGGACAAGGCGTTGTTATAGACGTAAGCTCACCTGTTCAAGTAGGCTCAGACACTGATTGGAATAAGATAGGTAAGGGCTATAGGTTCGTCCTCGCCACTAAATCTTCATAGGACACCACCATGCCACAATGGAAACAATATTCAGGTATTTGGACCGCCACTCAGCAGGCGCAGGCTATTGCAGATGGTACGTGGACTGGGGTTCCTAGGCCAGAGTTGTATGCTTGGGGTGCTAATAATTCGGGTATGTTGGGGATAGACAGCCTTGTTAACACTAGCTCTCCCACACAAGTAGGTACCCTTACCGATTGGCAACAAGTTTCCGCAGGAGACCAAAATTCTTTTGCCATAAAAACCGACGGCACCTTATGGGCTTGGGGTAGACCTGATGATGGCGTTATAGGTAATAACCAAACCTTGATATACGCATCTTCTCCCATTCAAATAGGCGCTTTAACTAATTGGCTACAAGTTTCCACTGCGTATAGGAATGTTTCTGCAATAAAAACCGACGGAACCCTTTGGTGCTGGGGAGACAATAACCCTGAGGGCGCTGTTGGAGACGGAACAATTATAAATAAATCTTCTCCTGTACAAATAGGCTCAGATACTAACTGGTACCAAACGTCGGTAGGCGAAGATGTAGTGGCGGCGATAAAAACAGACGGCACTTTGTGGACATGGGGTACGAGTACTTTTGGTGTAGGCGGCCGTTCTACTACTGTACAGTGCTCTTCTCCAACTCAGGTAGGTTTGCTCACTAATTGGAGCAAAGTATCAGCGTTTAAATCGTTTATGAACGCAGTAAAAACCGATGGTACTCTTTGGAGTTGGGGACTAGGAAATCTAGGGCAACTGGGTACTGGAAATGTAATTACTCAATCCTCCCCTGTTCAAATAGGAGCAGATACTGATTGGGCCAATGTTGCTGCGGGGTATTTTACGAGTAGTGCTGTAAAAACCGACGGCACTCTATGGGGTTGGGGATATAACTATTTTGGCACCATTGGGGACAACACAAAGGTATACCGCTCTTCTCCTGTTCAAGTAGGTGCTTTGACTACTTGGTCTTTAGCTTCAGTGGGAAGAGAACACTCTATGGCTATAAAAAATGACGGTACTTTATGGACATTAGGGGGCGGAGGAACTACGGGGGCTGCGGGACAAAATAATGTCGTTTTTTATTCATCCCCAATACAAATCGGCGCTTTAACCAGTTGGTCAGCGGTAGACTGTGGCCAATATTACGTTCTTGCCATTAACGCAAACCCCACAACCTAAGAAGGCACAATGAAAAAGATATACTTCTTATCAGGTCTACCCCGCTCAGGTTCTACGGTACTGGCGGCACTGCTACAGCAACACCCGGAGATGCACACTACAGCTACTTCGGGTTTGTTGGATATGCTCGTGGGTACGCTAAAAGCATGGGCCGACTCTCTATCTCAACGCTCAAGCACCCAAGACAAAGCAGCGCAGGAAAAAGAGATACAGAAAATCCTACGCAACATTTGCCAAACCAAGTACGAAGACATCGACAAGCCAGTAATCCTCGATAAAGCACGTGGTTGGGCGTCTGACGTTAACATGCCTACTATGTACAACGTGCTTGGGTACAAGCCTAAGATTATTGCTACTGTGCGTAATGTCGAAGACTGCGTGGCCTCTATGGTCCGTGTGGCAAAACCGGATAATTTAACCCACTTCCTGCGTACTTCTGACCTTGTGGACCATGTAAAGCAGTCTTATCAAACCCTTCTGCGTGCCCATAACTTTGGCCCTGAGTGCATACACTACGTCGAATACGAAGACCTAGTAAGCAAGCCCGAAGAAGTACTGCGCGGCATTGAAGAGTTTTTGGAGCTGACGCCCCATACTTACGACTTAAACAACGTAGACGCATCTAACTTGCAAGAAAAAGACGAAGAGGTCTGGCAAGTGCAGGGCCTGCACAACGTCCGTAAGAAGCTCAAGAAAGCCGACACTTTGTCCGCCGAAGACACCTTAGAGCATATGTACCGTGGCTTTGTCCAACCGCGTTTTTGGCGTGGGGAGCAGACTTCTAACCTGCCAGTCCATCAGCTTGATATTATGCTGTCACAGGGCCTTATGGGCAACTTGGACGAAGCAGCTAAGATTGGTGACGAGCTTGGGTTTAGGGAGCCGCTGAATGACCGCGCTGCCTTTAACCGTGGGTGGTACGAAATCCGCCGTGGCAACCTGCTAGACGGGCATAAACTTATTTTCCGTGGTCGGCATGAAAGCGTCTTCGGTAATCCCCCGCCCAGAGTACCCACACCGATGTGGGACGGGGTAAGCAAGGGTACTATTTTACTCAATATGGAAGGCGGTCTGGGTGACCAGATACACTGCGCCGGAATGATAAGGTACATGGTCAAGAAGGGCTGTGACGTGATAGTAGCCTGCTCGGGTTCCTTGGCTACGCTGTTTAGAGATATGCCGGGTGTCCGTGCCGTGGTCCAACATGAGGCTGCGTTTGGCGTGGTGCATGACTTTTGGGTACCGGCTATGTCTGCGGTGTTACCGTTGCAGCTTCAGTACGCCGATGTTGACGGCTCTGCCTATATTAGTAAGCCCGAAATGCCCAAGAACAAGAAGTTCCGCATTGGCCTTCGATGGCAGGGTAACCCACAATTCGAGCATGAGCAGCACCGCCTGTTTCCAAGCGAGATGTTGTTTGACGCCGTGAAGGACGCCGATGCCGAATTCATTAGCTTACAGCGCGACGAGGGTGCTCAACTCAAGCCTAAATGGGTAAAAGATGTTAAGTTAGATCACTGGGAAGATACTCGCGCAGCTATAGCGTCGTGCGACCTTGTGGTAACATCTTGCACATCAGTAGCCCACCTGTCGGCGGCTATGGGCGTTAAGACTTGGATTGTTGTACCGATACTGCCTTATTACTTATGGGCAAAGCCGGGGTCCAAGACCGAGTGGTACGACAGTGTGACATTATTCAGGCAAGAAGCCTACGGTGATTGGAGCGGGCCTTTCCGCAAAATTAAGCAACAACTTAAGAGTATAGGAGGCGAAAATGCCAACTCAAGCAGGATTTTGGATACAGGTAAAGAATGGCGAGGTCAAGCAAGTTTGGGATTACGCGCCTGACGCTTCACGCCGTGCAGCAGAAAGTGGTTGGAGAGAGGCTGTAGAAGTTAAGCCTGATCTCGTTGACAACCGTGAGATCATCACTACGCACAGCTTTGATCTGGATGCGGACCCCGCACAGATTGTCTGGGGCAAGCGTGAGCTAACTGTTGACGAGCGTAAAGGTGCTTTGGTTGGACAGGCTAAGGCTGAGTTCCAACAGGTTGTAGAAGCTGAAATGCGTAAAGAAATGGATGAGTTCCCTCATACTCAGTATGACGCAGCGGTAGTTGATGCAGCTCGCACTGTTTTTGAGGCGCGTATGACCGCTATTGCAACGGCAACCACTCACGAAGATGTTGACGCGCTCTAAGGAGTAACCCATGTCAGACAGATACCCCGGCGGTTTAATCCGCAAAACACCACCTACCGTTGTCGGCCCTACTGATGGCGAGGGCGGCTCTGCGCCGGGTATTTGGACATTGGACCAAGTTGCGTACTACATCAAAGAAGGTACGTGGCCCTTACCTTTACTGCCTCGTTATTTCTATTCTTGGGGGGACAATTCTAACGGTAAGTTGGGTCTAAATTTAGGCCTTGCAACTGACGATAGGTCTTCCCCTGTCCAAGTTGGGGCGTTAGGTGATTGGGCACAAGCCGCAAGCACTGTGCTTTCGGTACTAGCTGTTAAGACAGATGGTACTTTATGGGCTTGGGGGCGTAATACTGACGGGCAATTAGGGCTTGATGACCTTATAGCTCGGTCTTCTCCAGTACAAGTAGGCGCTTTAACAAATTGGGCACAAGTTTCTGTGGAAAACGACTCATCACTAGCCGTTAAAACTAACGGTACTTTGTGGTCTTGGGGTAAAAATGATTACGGGCAACTTGGAGTAAATAATCTTATTGCTACGTCCTCCCCCGTTCAAATAGGTTCTAATACAGATTGGGCTAGTTGTGAATGCGCTTCAAATGGTGGTTTTGCTGTAACAACAGATGGAAAAGCCTATTCTTGGGGGGATAATACGGCTGGGCAGTTAATGACAAACGAGGTCACTACAACTAGGCGTTCTTCCCCTGTTCAAATAGGAGCTTTAACAAATTGGTATTTAATTAAAGCTAATAAAAACAGCAACAATGCAAGTGTTTGGGCGGTAAAAACCGACGGCACTTTTTGGGCTTGCGGGCATGCAAATGCTGGGGCTTTAGGTACAGATGATACCGTAAATAAATCGTCTCCAGTGCAAGTAGGGGCACTTACAACATGGAGTAAGCCAGCGGGAAGTTATGATAATTATAGCGGGGCGTTAAGGACTGATGGCACTGCTTGGGTGTGGGGAGCCAATTTATACGGAGTTCTAGGACTTAACTATGTGGGCCAGCCTTACGTGTCATCTCCTGTGCAACTTGGCACGGAAACAAATTGGACAGATTTAATTTTTATGCAAAATAGCGGTGCGGCTGGTATAGAAAGCGGAAAATTATATGGCTGGGGGAGAAATGTTGCAGGAGTTACAGGGCTTGACGACACTATATCTCGGTCCTCTCCAGTACAAGTAGGGGCGGATACTGACTGGGAGCGTGTGTTTTCTAACGGTTCGGCACAATTTGCCACAAAAAAATCATAAGGATAACCTTTGAACTTATTTTTCTCGTACGACTTAACGCCCTCCAAAGCCTACATAATCAGGGTCGAGGGCCACGAAGACTCAGAAAAGAAAGCCGCCCACTGCGCCGAGTCCTGTGACAAAGTGGGCCAAGAGTGGGAATACTGGGATGCCTATAACGGCATAGACGGGGAGCTGAAAGCCCCGTCGCACCACAATCCTATAATGGATTGCATAAAGATAACCGACCACTACATGACGCGGGGCGAAGTAGCCTGTGCGCTGTCCCACATAAGCCTTTGGGCAAAGTGCGTGGTCGAAGATAAGCCGTTGGTAGTTCTTGAACACGACAGCGTAATGACCCAACCGTACACCCAACACGCGGTGTATAACTCGATTTGCTACTTAGGTAGCCACGAGCAGGTCAAACAGGGGTGGCAGGTATTGCCTACGCCGCCCCACGCAAGTGAAGGACCGAACTACCATTTTATCTGCCGCGCTCACGCTTATGCGATTGACCCGGCGGTGGCGAAGAACATGCTTGCCCACGTGATTAAGTACGGCATTACGGGGCCACTGGACATACTGCTTAGAGCGGACATCTTCCCGATTCACCAGATGGGTATTTATGCCTACAACGAATGGGATGGCGACAAGCTAAATACAACGATTAAGGGCAGGCCACTAGAGGGTCGCAGCACTGAGCGTAACGACGATCTGTCTATATGATTCCTAAAAAAGTACACCTATCGTGGAAGACTAAGGACCTACTAGACAGCGAAAGTCCGCTGATAACGGAAGGCGTCAAGAAGCTCATAGAGCTAAACCCAAACTGGGAAGTCACGATATACGACGACGCCGAGGTAGATGCCTACCTACAGGACAAGCTAGAACCACAGTTATACGCGCTGATTGCCGATAAACACATAGTACAGAAGACCGACCTATGGCGGCTAATTAAGCTCTATATTGAGGGTGGCCTGTACATGGACATCGACCGGTTTGTGAATACGCCGTTAGATGACTTGTTAGACGAGGATACAAAGTGGGTTGTGCCGACATGCAGGGATTACGACTTCTCGCATGATTTTATGATGACAGCCCCGCAAAATCCGGTGTATAGCACAGCCATACAGCTCTATTTACAACGGTTACAGGAAGGACACAACAGCATCTATTTCCTTGGCCCACAGACGTACATGCACGCGATTACTATGGTGCTAATGGGTGAGATGATAAATACTGACCCCGGCATAGAAGTATTTGAAAAAATTAGAGAAACAATGGAAGCCGCAGGCTTCATTAAGACATACCGAGAAGACCCACCTTACGACACGATTATTTACCGTAATGGCACTTTGGGTTTAGACTGGGAACAGGAAAAGCGTAAGTTTTATGCCGAGTCAGGGCTAAAGCACTGGTCCGGGGACTGGTAAGGGTTAGATTATGGCCACTCAACGTGAAACGCAGAAGTTAACTCGATTAGAAACTAAGATCGACAACATCACAGAACAGTTGGTGGCGATAGTTCGTATGGAAGAGCAAGTTAAGACTATCTTTAATCGGATAGAAAAAATAGATGCAAAACAAGACCATATAGAGCAACGGGTCAAGGATGTTGAGGATACCTCACGCGGCGCTAATATTATGGTTACGTCTATAGAACGCCTTGTTTGGGTAGTAATAACCGCACTTGCTTCCTACATAGTGTGGCAGCTTAACCACTAGGATTATCTATGTTTAAGAAAGCTAAGGTCGCATTTACGCTCCTACAGAAAGGCAAAGCAGTGGCAGACCCTGCCAAATGGAAGTCTAGGCAAATCACCGCAACAATGCTAACTGGAGTAATTTGGGCAGTTATACAGGCTGCGGAGGCTTTTGGCTATGCCATTCCCGTCGATGAAGTTACTGTTGATTCTGTCGCTGTTGGGGTGCTTGCTTCTGTCAACTGGGTGCTCACATTATCAACATCTGAGAAAGTCGGGATGCAGCCTCGGGGTTAAACCCGTAATGGTAAATCCCCATTGGGTCGAAGTAATACCTAACATTTACGGCGTAGAAGCCGTCCTACTAACATTGGAGTGCGATATATAATGACTAAGTTTAAATTAGCGTTTGAGATTGCTCGTTTTGTCCTGTTTCTTGTTACCTCCCTCAAAGACCTCGTTCTTGAAGCTGAAGAGCAAATGCCAGAAAGTGGCAGGGGTTCAGAGAAGTTTGCTGCGGTTAAAAAAGCGGTAATCACTGCTGCTAAATACGCGGAAATAAGCGAAAAAGCCGTTGATACTGTGGATGATTTTATAGATAGTCAAATAAATCAAACAGTTAGCGAAACGATCAACTCCTCAAACTAGTCTATGACCGAAAGACTTATTGAAATGCTCAAGCGCCACGAAGGCGTGAAGTCTCATATATACTGGTGCAGTGCCGGTTTTTGGACTTTAGGCGCGGGACGAAATGTAGACCCCAACGGCGGTATTGGGTTGTCTGACGACGAAGTAGATTACCTGTTAGAGAACGACATTGAGCGTGTCATTAAAGAGCTAAGTACTGAATATCGTTGGTTTAATAGCCTTGATGATGTACGAAAAGATGCTATGATTGACATTAGCTTTAACCTTGGTGCCACTAGACTTCGTGGTTTCAAGCGCGCATTGGCTGCTATGGAAGTAGCCGACTACAAATTGGCCGCTAAAGAATTTCTTGATTCCAAGTGGAGTCGGGACGTGAAAGGCCGTAGCCATGAACTCGCAAGCATGATCGAGACTGGTGAATACCTATTATGAGGTTTGTAAATGCCGCTTCAGAAACTACAGTTCAAGCCCGGAGTTGACCGCGAGAATACCCGCTACGCAGCCGAAGGCAGTTGGTACGAGACCAACAAAGTGCGTTTCAGACGGGGTATGCCTCAGAAGATCGGTGGATGGGTGCGCCTGTCTAATGAGTTCTTTTTGGGTATCTGCCGGTCTATGCTCAACTGGATTACTCTGGGTGGGCAAAATCTCGTTACTGTCGGTACTAACCTCAAGTACTATATCGAGCGTGGTGGGGCTTACTACGACGTTACCCCTATTCGTTCCACGGTAGTTCTTACTGACCCTTTTGATACTACCTCTGGCTCTGCCGAAGTACTTGTTACTGATGTTGCCCATGGTGCACTTGAAGGCGACTTTGTTACATTCAGCGGGGCTACTGCGGTTGGTGGTCTGACTCTAAATAACGAGTACCAGATTAGCCTCATTGATGAAGATTCCTATACTATTACTGCTGAGACTACGGCTTCCTCTACCGCTAACGGCGGTGGCACTGTTACTGCGGCCTACCAAATCAACACGGGTAACGAGATTGCTGTGCCTTTTACTGGCTGGTCTGCGGGTACTTGGGGTTCTGGCACATGGGGTTTTGGTGGTACTACTGATGCGCCTATCCGTCTATGGAGCCAAGCTAACTTCGGTGAGGACCTGTTCTTTACTTACCGTGGCGGAGCGCCTTTCTACTGGGATGCTAGCAACGGGGTAACGACTCGTGCGGTATACGTATCTTCTCTTGGCGGTGCGTCAGATGTCCCTGTCATAGTTAACAAGGCGTTTGTATCAGACATCTTCCGGTTTGCCTTTTGCTTTGGTGCGAACGATCTGGGTACTAGCGTACTTGACCCCATGCTTATCCGTTGGTCTGACCAAGAAGACGTAGCTAACTGGACGCCTGCCGCTACTAACCAAGCAGGTAGTCTGCGTTTATCTCGTGGTAGTGAGATTATTACAGCAATCCAAGCCCGTCAGGAAATTCTGGTTTGGACTGATACAGCCCTGTATGGCATGCAGTATTTAGGTGCTCCAGAGGTTTGGGGTGCGCAACTACTCGGTGACAACATCACAATAGCCAGTACTAACGCAGCAGTATATTCCGGTAATATTGCGTATTGGATGGGTACAGATAAGTTCTACCTCTACGACGGTACGGTTCAGACGCTACCTTGTTCAGTTCGCAGCTATGTGTTCAACGACTTTAATACGTCCCAGTATGCCCAAGTTGTTGCAGGTACTAACGAGCGGTTCGATGAGATTTGGTGGTTCTACTGCTCTGCCGAGTCTACCCAGAACGACCGCTACGTGGTCTATAACTACATGCAGAACATTTGGTACTACGGCACTCTATCGCGCAGTGCTTGGATCGACGCTGACTTACGGGATAACCCCATGGCGGCTACGTACAGCAACAACTTGGTTACTCACGAAGTGGGCTACGACTGCCAAGAAACTGCTACGCCGTTCCCGATTACAGCTACGCTAGTGTCCTCTGAGTTTGACTTGGACGACGGCGACAAGTTTATGTTTGTTAAGAGAATGTTACCGGACGTAACGTTTGAGGGTTCTACGGCTGACAATCCTGCGGCTACTATGACTTTATCTCCTATGGAGAACTCTGGTTCTGGGTACAACAACCCGCTATCAGAAGGCGGTAATAGCAGCGCTACGGTAACTCGTTCGGCCACAGTGCCCATTGAGCAGTTTACAGGGCAGGTCTTTGTGCGAGTACGTGGTAGGCAGATGGCGTTTAAGATTGAGTCTACTGAGTTGGGTGTGGCTTGGAAACTAGGTATACCACGGTTGGATATGCGGCCTGACGGCAGGAGAGGCTAGTGGCTGAAAGACTGGTACAAAAGGTCCAAACGCCTGCGCTCCCCATACCTAGACCCGGGCCGCTTAAGCATTATCTGGATGACCTGAATAACATCCTACGTCTGTTTTTTAACTTGCTGTCGAACGCGGTTAACAACGTATTTGGAGAGCTAGGGGGCCGGTTTATTGACGTGCCCAATGCGTTATACTTCTCCACGGTAGATCAGCCCATAGCGGCGGTAGATACAGCGCAGGTCGTTACGTTTAATCAGACATACTTGGAAAGCGGGTTTTCGATTAACGGTGTTGGGAATAGCCAGATAACTGCCACGTACGGTGGGGTTTACAACTTTCAGTTTACTACGCAGATTGTTAGTAACTCGGCTAGCTCTAAGACGGTATACCTTTGGATTTCGAGAAACGGTACAGATTTGGGTTACACGGCTAAAGATATAATCTTGCAGGGTTCTAGCGACGTTAACGAAGCAACTTGGAACTTTAACTTGGATTTGGCAGCAGGTGAGTACGTAGAGATGAAATGGTCGTCTGATGATATAGACGCCGCTCTTAACTCCGAGGCCGCAACTAGCCCCCATCCGGGCGTTGCCTCTGCTGTAGTAACAATTAACTTTATTTCGGCGCTACCTGAAACGCGCCCAACACCTCCGTAGGTTATATATGGCTGATAAACAACCACCTAGTGGTATACCAACGATATACGCAGAGCAACCGTATTATTTCGGTGCGGACACGTTCGCCAATGATTTGTATTTGCAAGACCTTGAAGAAGCTATGCAAGACAGAGAGCAAAACTATGCGTCTAATGTCAGTATTGGGGGGCTATACGGTCTTGCTGGCCCGGGAAGCGGTCAAAAATTAGCCGAGCTAGAAGCAGCGGAAAAAAGAAATAAGTTGTTTAAAGGGATTTCTGCTGACGGTGGGTTTAACCAAAGCGAAATAGATGCGATTACTGCTTTAATAAATTCTGGTGCAGTTACTATAGACGATGTAGCCATTCAGTTTGACTTGCCCCCTGCTGTACTTGCAGCCGCGTATGAAGCTAATAAACCTTTGGGTGGTTCACAAGACGTATACGACGCCATAGTAGAAGCCTCTGCCGCAATAGACACTGCTGGAGAATATGCAGACGAATTAAACAGGTTAAACTCTGATATAGCTTGGAACACACAAAAAGGTTTTGAGTATGCGAGGGAAGCTAGGAATGGAGTAGACGCTCTAGGGAATGAGCTTACTCCCGCACAAAAAGTAGCAGCAGAACGGGCGGCGAGTGCTGCGTTTGATCAAAAAAATACTTTGGTAGATGAACGAAATACGTTACTTGAAAGCGGGATTGAAGCGGGCATTATTCAAACCCCCGGAGTTTTAGAGAGACTAAAGGATGCTGGCTTAGAAGGAGTAGGCGACGTATTAGGTGCAGGCACTCGGGGTATATACAACGTAGCCTCTAACATCCCTGTGGTGGGCGGTTATTTAGGCGATTCTGTAGAGGCCGTTGCGGACTTTTTCAAGAACACTAAAGGCAGTGCAACGATTAATCCGATTATCGGCGCTGTTTCTGGTATTTGGGGAGAAGTACCTGAGTGGCTAAAGTCGGGAACTACTCCTACTATTGGTACAATAGCAAACACTAACGTAGGAATTACAACCGGTAATGCCCAATTAGACGCTATTATAGGCATAATAACAGGCGACCAAGAACTAGGTGGTGAGACCACAGGGGCTGCTGTGGGTGTCGATCAAACTGTTATTGACGCTGCTAAAGAAGCAGGCGTTACTTTAGAAGACCTTATTAACGCCGGTACGGCTAAATCAACGTTTACTGATGCAGAGATAGCCGCCGAAAAAGAAAAAAATCTAGCTGTTGCCACACAAATATTTGAAGACGCTGGTGGAGGTGCAGAAGGCGTACAAGCAGTTTTAGATACACTGGAAGAAAACGATTTAACTATTGAAGACTTATCTGACCTTACAGGCGTTAGTGAATCCGATATAACTACGTTTATAGACCTCACTACTGGACCTACACCTACACCTACGCCTACTATAATAGAGCCTACACCTACGCCTACTATAATAGAGCCAACACCTACGCCTACTATAATAGAGCCTACACCTACGCCTACTATAATAGAGCCAACACCTACGCCTACTATAATAGAGCCAACACCTACGCCTACTATAATAGAGCCAACACCTACGCCTACTATAATAGAGCCAACACCTACGCCTACTATAATAGAGCCTACACCTACGCCTACTATAATAGAGCCAACACCTACGCCTACTATAA